GTGGTGTCAGTCTTAAGTTCCTAGTTATGGATGAGTATGCAGATATGAAACCAGAGGTCTGGGAACAAATCCTTAGACCTGCACTAGCTGACCAAAAGGGTGAAGCACTGTTCATTGGTACGCCAATGGGTCGTAATCACTTCTATGACTTATATACATACGCTTGTGTTGCAGAGGATGAAACCTTTGTAGGTTATCACTTTACAAGCTACGATAATCCATTGCTAGACCCTGAAGAGATTGAAGCAGCTAAGAAGTCTATGTCTGCATTTAGTTTCCGTCAGGAGTTTATGGCATCATTTGAGGCTCAGGGTAGTGAACTCTTTAAAGAAGACTACATCAAGTTTAGTGAGGAAGAACCTGAAACAGGTGGATACTATATTGCAGTCGACTTGGCAGGATTTGCTGACGTTGCTAAAGCCACAACAAAAACTAAACGACTTGACCAAACTGCCATCTCGGTTGTTAAAGCAAATGAAGAAGGTTGGTGGGTCGCTGACATCATTCATGGTCGATGGGGTGTGGAAGAGACTGCAAGGAAAATCTTTGAAGCTGTACGTGATTATCGTCCTGTGGCTGTCGGCATTGAGAAAGGGGCGTTAAAGAACGCTGTCCTACCGTATCTCTCAGACATAATGAAAAAGAATAATAGGTTCTTCCGTATAGATGAACTTACGCATGGCAATAAGAAAAAAACGGACAGGATTGTCTGGGCTTTACAAGGTAGGTTTGAACACGGTGCTATAACACTTAACAAAGGTGAATGGAATACAGAGTTTCTTGATGAACTATTCCAATTCCCTAATCAACTCGTACATGATGATTTAATTGACTCACTCGCCTACATAGACCAACTGGCTAACATAGCCTACACATCGGACTATGAAGAAGAAGATTACGAATACTTAGACGCATACGCAGGGTACTAATATGTTATTAGAAGATAAAGAAGAATTTACACTGGAACAAGACCTTGAGAACTGGGTCATAGATAAATGTGAAGGTTGGCGTAATCACTACGAGTCTAACTACTCACAGAAGTTTGATGAGTACTATCGCCTATGGCGTGGACAATGGGCGGCGGAAGACAAGACCAGAGAGTCTGAACGCTCTAAGATTATATCCCCTGCTCTACAACAAGCAGTTGAGTCATCCGTAGCGGAACTAGAGGAAGCTACATTTGGTCGTGGTAAGTGGTTCGACATTGAGGATGACGTTACGGACCAAGAGAAGCGTGATATAGCCCTTCTACGTGAAACCCTATACAAAGACTTCAAAAAAAATAAAGTCCGTAAGAGCGTAGCTGAGTGCCTTATAAACGCGGCTGTATTTGGCACAGGTATTGCTGAAGTAGTCCTAGAGGAAGAAAAAGAGTTTCAACCTGCTACACAGCCTGTCATGGGTGGTGAATTAACAGCAGTTGGTGTCAACATTGTAGATAAGACCTGTGTTAAGTTACGCCCTGTAATGCCACAGAACTTCCTTATTGACCCACTAGCTACGTCTGTAGACGATGCCTTAGGCTGTGCAGTAGATGAGTTTGTCTCTATGCACTCCGTAGAGCAACTACAGGAGCAGGGTGTCTACCGTAACATCTTCGTAGGTGAAGCCGCTTCTGACTTTGACATTGAGCCAGACAAAGACTTAGCTGTATATGATGATGATAAGGTACGTCTAACTAAGTACTACGGTCTTGTACCTCGTCACCTCCTAGAGAAAGCACAGAAAGAAGATGATGAAGGTGAAGTAGAGGAACTAGTCGCTAGTGAAGAGGATGATTCTTACTACGTAGAAGCTATCGTTGTTATTGCTAATGACGGTACTTTACTTAAAGCTGAGTCTAATCCATACATGATGGGTGACAGACCTATCGTTGCATTCCCGTGGGATGTCGTTCCTAGCCGTTTCTGGGGCAGAGGAGTATGTGAGAAAGGGTATAACTCTCAAAAGGCGTTAGACGCAGAACTACGCGCTAGAATCGATGCTCTTGCATTGACTATACACCCTATGCTTGCAATGGACGCTACACGTATGCCTAGAGGTGCTAGACCAGAGGTACGTGCAGGTAAAGTTATCTTGACAAATGGTTCACCTAGTGAAGTCATACAGCCATTTAACTTTGGTAATGTTAGTCAAGTAACCTTCGGACAAGCCGCTGAGTTACAGAAGATGGTACAGACAGCCACAGGTGCTATTGATTCAGCAGGTATCTCTGGTTCTATTAACGGTGAAGCTACTGCCGCAGGTATCTCTATGAGCCTCGGTGCTATCATTAAGCGTCATAAGCGTACATTGATTAACTTCCAAGAGTCATTCCTGATTCCATTCGTAACTAAAGCCGCACACCGTTATATGCAGTTTAACCCTGAGAACTACCCTGTTGCGGACTATAAGTTCCACACTTCAAGTAGCTTAGGTATTATTGCCCGTGAGTATGAAGTTACACAGCTAGTACAGTTACTACAGACTATGCAACCAGACAGTCCTATGTACTCACAGTTGATTATGTCCATCGTAGACAACATGAACCTAGCTAACCGTGAAGAACTAGTAGCGGCTCTACAACAAGCTAATCAGCCTAACCCAGAAGCACAGCAAGCACAACAAGCGGCTCAACAAGCACAGTTGGCATTCCAAGCGTCACAGACTGCGGCTCTACAGGGTCAAGCTACTGAGTCACAAGCCAGAGCGCAAAAACTTGCGGCAGAGGCTAGTGTTGTACCGCAGGAACTTGAGATTGACCGTATCAAAGCAGTTACGGCTAATCTTAAAACAGGAGATGCTGATGACAAAGAGTTCCAGAAGCGTCTTAAAATATCAGAGCAGTTACTAAAAGAACGTGAAGTAGCTGTCAAAGAACAAGGAAAACCTAATGATAACACAGTACCAGTTCAACAAAGCACTGGAGGAAGTCAATCAAGCCTTCTCGAAAACTCTGAAGAGGTTGGAGGAATTGGAAGTCGCGGTCCAAGACCTTAAGAAAACTAAAGAGGTAAAACCGAATGCCAGTAAAAAAAGACCCAAGACTAGCTAGAGCAGGAGTCTCTGGTTATAACAAACCAAAGCGTACACCCAGTCATCCTACTAAGTCTCATGTAGTTGTGGCAAAGGAAGGTGACAAGATTAAGACTATACGCTATGGACAACAGGGAGTTTCAGGTGCGGGTAAGAATCCTAAGACTGCATCTGAGAAAGCAAGACGTAAATCTTTTAAAGCAAGACACGCCAAAAACATAGCCAAAGGTAAAATGTCTGCGGCTTACTGGGCAAATAAATCAAAATGGTAACGAGGAGATAACTATGCCATACGGTAAAGGTACATACGGTAGTAAAGTAGGAAGACCACCTAAAAAGAAAACTACAGCTAAACCTAAAAAGAAGCCAATGAAAAAAGGCAAGTAATTATGCCAGTTAAGAAGAAATCCACAGTAAACAAGGCGGGTAACTACACCAAGCCTACTATGCGTAAGAACTTGTTTAATAAGATTAAGGCAGGTACTAAGGGTGGTAAGGCAGGACAGTGGTCTGCTAGGAAGGCACAGATGCTCGCTAAGGAGTACAAAGCTAAAGGTGGAGGGTACAGGTAATGCCACTAAAGAAGTCACAGAAAAGCCTGAAGAAGTGGACTAAGGAAGAGTGGGGTACTAAGTCTGGTAAACCAAGCACACAGGGTAAGAAAGCCACAGGTGAACGCTATCTGCCCAAGAAGGCGCGTCAGGCTTTGACCAAGAAGGAATATGCCGCTACGACACGTAAGAAACGTGCTGACACCAAAGCAGGTAAACAAGTTAGTAAACAACCTAAGAAGATTGCTAAGAAAACAGCAAGACATAGAAAATAGTTCTTGACATTCTTAGTAAAATATGTTATAATATTCCTATAGTATACTTAAGTATATTATATAAATTAACAATTAAAGCTGTCCTTAAAGGAGAAACAGTAAATGAGTGATAGAGAACTAGAAAAGTATTATCGTTCCTTTGAAGAGATGTTCCGTTCAGATGGTTGGAAGAACTTAATGGAAGACATTAAAGGAAGTGCTGATAATGTCAATTCAGTCGAAGCCTGTAAAGATGACAAAGACCTTTACTTTCGTAAGGGACAACTTGTAGTCATGGCTAATATGCTGAACCTAGAAGCACAGATAGAAACAGCTAAAGAACAGCAACAAGACGAAGTAGAAGTAGACGTAGACTAATGAGGTTTATGTTTGACTTCAAATGTGACAATGGACATGTCAATGAGAAGTTTGTAGACTCAGAGACAACTGAAGTACAGTGTCCAGATTGCGACTTAATAGCTAGAAAAATCGTTACACCTGTTACAATCAGTGGCGGAGACTCTTGGAAGGAAACACGGAAGTGGGCTAAGAATAGAGAGAAGCAGATTAAGTATGAACGTAAGCATGGCGTAACTTTGTAACCGTAAGGACAACTCCTGACCATAGAACCCTTACATTTAATACACCTCCATAATGATATTAATCACGGAGTTTAATGATGGCAACACTAATAGATGAGCGTCCAGAAGACGTAGAAGAGAAAGACATTAACACCCTAGAAGAGACTGCACAAGACCCTCAAGTAGAGGAAACTCCTGAACAGACCGAACCAGAAGTACCTGAGAAGTATCAAGGAAAGACCACAGCCGAAATAGTAAGGATGCACCAAGAGGCTGAAAAACTCTTAGGTAAGCAAAGTTCTGAAGTAGGTGAACTTAGAAAGGTTGTCGATGACTACATCCAGACACAACTCACCGACCAAGAAACACAAGCAACAACCGCTGACGAAGAAATAGACTTTTTCTCAGACCCCGACAAGGCAGTCGAAAGAGCGATTAATAATCACCCTAAGATTAAAGAAGCTGAAGCAGTAACTAATCAGTATCGACAAACAACAGCAATGACTCAGTTGCAAAGCAAACACCCTGATATGCAGGGAATTTTGCAGGATGAGAAGTTTGCTGATTGGATTAAGGGTTCTAAGATTAGGACAAAACTCTTTGCACAGGCAGACCAACAGTATGATTATGATGCCGCTGACGAACTCTTTTCCTTATGGAAGGAACGTCAACAGGTAGTCGGTCAAACTGCCGCCTCTGAGAAGCAAGAGCGTAAGAAGACTGTTAAAGCCGCATCTACAGGTAATGCCCGTGGTAGTGGTGAACAGTCAGCTAAGAAGGTCTATAGACGCGCAGACATTATTAAACTTATGAGAACCGACCCAGAAAGATATATGGCATTGTCAGATGAGATTATGCAAGCATATCAAGAAGGGAGGGTTAAACACTAATATTATTATTTAAGGAAGTATTATCATGGCTACATCAACATATCCCGCACAAGGCGGCACAGTAGACAACACTAGCGCGGCTACTTTTATCCCAGAAATCTGGAGTGACGAAGTCGTTGCCGCATATCAGTCTAACCTTGTACTAGCACCACTAGTTAAGAAAATGGCAATGACTGGTAAGAAAGGTGACACTCTTCACATTCCTAAGCCTGTTCGTGGCACAGCTAACGCTAAAGCCGAAAACACTGCTGTAACTATTCAGAACGCTACTGAGTCTGAAGTACAAGTAACAATCGACAAGCACTTCGAGTACTCACGTTTAATCGAAGACATTACTGAAGCACAAGCACTTGCATCTCTTCGTCAGTTCTACACTGGTGACGCAGGTTACGCTCTAGCTAAACAAGTGGACACTGACCTGTTTGCTCTAGGTAAGTCTTTCGGTAACAACAATGCCGCTTATGAAGGTACAGGTTCTTACTTCATTGACGGAACTAACGGTTTGACTCAGTATGCTGATGACACTGCTAACGGTGCTGTTGATGTATTTACTGACGCAGGTTTCCGCGACTTGATTCAAAAAATGGATGATGCTGACGTACCTATGGACAATCGTTGTCTTGTAGTACCACCATCAGTTCGTAATGCAATCATGGGCATTGACCGTTACTCATCAAGTGACTTCGTAGATGGTCGTGTTGTAAACAACGGTCAAATCGGTAACTTGTACGGTATTGACATCTTTGTTTCTTCTAACTGTCCTGTTATTGAAGCCGCGGGCGACAACACTGCAAGTGCTGTAGACCTTAAGCAAGCTATGTTGTTCCACAAAGATGCTATGGTTCTTGCCGAGCAACAAGGTGTTCGTTCACAGACTCAGTACAAGCAAGAGTTCTTAGGTTCTCTTTACACTGCTGATACTCTATACGGCACTGCGGTTCTTCGTCCAGATGCCGCTTTCAACCTAATGGTTGGCGCATAATAGTAGTACCTAAGGGGCTTCCATTCGGGAGTCCCTTTCCCTTTTCTTTTTTAACACAACAATAGGAAATATCATGGCTATATTTAGAGGAACAGGTGGCTCAGGAAGTTCATCGGACAGCACTATTGTTGATGCCGTAACGGAACAAGCAGGTATTGCTACTACTAAAGCAAGCGAAGCAGAAGGCTTCAGAGACGAAGCAGAAGGTTTTAAAAACACTGCAAGTTCAAAAGCTAATCTTGCAACTACTAAAGCAAATGAGGCAAGTGCCGATGCCGCAGATGCTGACAGTCAAAGACAACTGTGTGTTGCCTTAAAACTTGAAACATTAGATGTAGCACAAGAAGCTCTAGTATCGGCAAATGCCGCAGAAGCATCAGCTAACACAGCGAACAGTTCAGCGGTACAAACCGTTGCAGGTTCAAATACACAAGTTGTCGGTGTTTATAATAACATCGCTAACGTAAATACAGTTGCAGGAGTTAACACAGACGTAACTACTGTAGCGGGTATATCTTCAGACGTAACTACCGTAGCCGCAGATGCTTCGGACATTGGTACAGTCTCTACAAATATTGCTAACGTAAACAACGTAGGCAACAACATTGCAAATGTCAACGCAGTCCACAGTAACGCATCTAACATCAACACAGTTGCGGCAGATGGTACCGACATTGGCACAGTATCTTCAAATATTTCTGATGTAAACACAGTAGCGGGTATTTCCAGTGACGTAACTACAGTAGCAGGTCTTGAGTCTAAGATGGACACTGTTATTGCAGACGCTAGTGACATTGGTACTGTAGCAGGTAACATTGGTGACATTACAACAGTCGCAGGTATTAACTCAGACGTTGATACTGTTGCAGGTATTTCGGCTAAAGTAACTACCGTTGCGGACAACATCACAGACGTACAGAATGCTGACACTAACGCGGCTAACGCGGCTAGTAGTGCATCTAACGCATCCGCTAGTGCTACTTCAGCTAGTAACTCAGCTACCACAGCATCCACTAAAGCTACTGAAGCATCTAATAGTGCTACAGCGGCAAGCAACAGCGCAACCACGGCTACAACTAAAGCTAGTCAAGCCGCAGGTTCAGCTACAACCGCAGGTACATCTGCAAGCACAGCCACTACAAAAGCTAGTGAAGCTAGTGCATCAGCTACAACAGCCACTACAAAGGCAGGAGAAGCCGCCTCTAGTGCTTCAGCCGCTAGTGGTTCTGCTACTACAGCTACAACTAAAGCCGCTGAGGCAGACGCTAGTGCAACCTCAGCCGCTACTTCAGCTACTAAGTCATCTAATGCCGCAAGTACTTGGAATAACTTCTATAATTCATACTTAGGTGTGGCAGATGCTCCACCTAGTGTAGATGTACTAGGCAATGCTATTGTTGCAGGTGCTTTGTACTATGACACAGGTGCGGGTAGTAACACTGTAGGTCTGTACGTATACAACGGTTCTTCATGGGTATACTCTACTAATTACAACAACGTAACTGCTCCTTATAGTCTTGCTCAAGACTTATCAACTAATGGTAACGACATTAGCTTTGGTGATAACGACAAGGTTAAGTTTGGTGCTAGTGATGACCTACAGATTTATCATGATGGTGTAAGTAGAATCAAAGAGGTTGGCGCAGGTGGTTTGTACGTTGACGTAACTAATGATATGTACATTAGGCGTGGTGACACTTCAGCAGTTATGGCGGAGTTTAATGCAGGTGTCGCTAAGTTAATGTTTGACGACTCACAAAAACTAGCCACAACAGCCACAGGTATAGACGTTACTGGCACAGCCACGATGGATGGGCTTGTTGTTGATGGCGGCTTAGATGTAAATATGGGTACAGGTGTTGCTGACTTTTCATTCAATGACGGTGGTTATTTAAAGATTCACAATGCAAGCCGCACTAGTGACTATAGAATAAGTACGATAGGTTCAAACGCAGAAGAGTTAAGGTTCAGAAATGGAGCTTCGCAAGATTTACTACGTTTAAATAAAAACGGAGACATCAGCTTCTACGAGGACACAGGCACAACGCCTAAGTTGTTCTGGGATGCGTCTGCGGAGTCTTTGGGTATTGGTACTAGTAGTC